TCCAAAATACACTGAGTTTGGTCTAGACTTTCAGATGCCTTTTGAGGTTCACATCGACCATCGTTACTTCCAATCCATATTTGGAGCCTGCTCTGAGCCAAGAAAAAGAGACTTTCTCTACTTTCCTCTAGTGAATCGTATGTATGAGATTCAAGGTTCTTACTTGAGCCGTGGTTTCATGATGGAACCTATATTTTGGAAGGTTCAACTTAAAAAGTTCAGTCCAAACATCGATATGCTTCTTACCGATGCTTCAAGAAGCTTCTTAGACAACGTGATAGTTAATGCTGAACAGCTTTTTGGTGCAGAAGTAGAAAAGGACATAAAGGACAGCACCATGCCAGAACAATACAAGAAGATCACAACAACATTCGACTCTTCTAGAAAAGCAATCCATCCTGACGTGATACAAAGACCGCTAAAATACACATTTAATTTTGCGCCTCTAATTGAAAACTATTATGACTTAGGCGGAGTCCCTGCTACTGAGATAGTTGCTGAGCTTCTTTCTGAGTCTCCAGTTCTTTCAACGACTCAATCCATTGAAACTTTACCTAACTTAGACAGCCACACTAACCCTCCTAACGAAGTCATAATAGCTTATCAAGACAGTCAGCTCTATGCTACTTGGAGAAACAATGGTCTTTTGACCAATGACAAGAACGTTAAGGCTTCTAGCTTTAGATACTGTCGAGTTAGAGGACCGTTTGATCCTATCGAAAACCACCAAGGTACTTCTACCGAAGGCCGATATATCAGGATAGAAGCATACAGAGACCTAAGCTTTAAAGACCAAAGAGACGTATTGACGGATACTGTTGCTGGAAAGACTACTGCTACCTTTAAGGTTAGAGAACCCGCAATAGTTTACACTGCTACTCCAACCTTTAATAACACTACAGATAGAAACTTGACCTTTACTTGCTTGTTTAACGTGCCTAGTTCAGGTGGACCGATCAACTTCATAGACGGCTTTGATAGCGAAAGCCAGTCTGGAATACAGATAACTGGTAGCTTTACTCGATACGTAAGCACTGAGCCGCAGGGCGTGTTAGCAATATCAGTCAAAGTAAACTCTCAAGTGAAGAACTATTCGATAGCTAATTTCGTTAGCGCACAATGGCACGCGATGGTGATCTCGATATCCAATGAGTTTTTACAGTGTGGTGCATACGTTTATAAGATAGTTGAAGATCCTAGTGACATCATAAACCATAACGACTTCTTGCCTATATTACAAAGCACTTCTTCTTTCACCTTGACAGAGTTTGATATAGACCAAAACTATATCTTACCTAATTCTAACCTATGGATCACCAACATTAGAGTCTTTAACACCATGTTAAGAGAAGAAGAACACGACTTCATATTAAGCCAACAGTTCCTTAAGGACGAGTCACTATTGACCCTAATTGACAACTGTAGAGTTCAAACGAACCTACCTTACATCGCCAAAAACAGATAACGATAAAGATGCAAAGAAGCAACAACGAAAACATAAGAAACAACAACACTCAAGACGTGTTCTTGCGAAATGCGACTCTTTCTCTATTGGACCTACTCAATCGAGAGATAGTGATTTACCAAAAGAGAGGAGATCAGGTAGAAGAGCATTCTGTTCCGATCTTCTATAATTTTGGAGGAGATGAAGGGTTCATGAAAGACTTCTTTCTAGAGCTTCCTACTGACTGTAACTATCCGAACTTTGCTGAGGGTAACTATGAGCAGATGCCTAGGGGAGTGATAACTCTAGATTCCTTTCAAATCAAGACTGGAGACCTTACTAATAAGTTCGTTAGGGGTAGTTTCAATCAAGAGACCAGAGACGAAAACGATCAAAAGCAGATCAAGGCATATTCATCTAGGCTTTTCGTCTTACCTATGAGCTTGACCTATTCTATGAAGATTGAGAGCGATAACATCAATAAGACCTTCAAGATAATAGAAAGGATCTTTGATTTCTATTACAAGAATCAAGTGAGATACTTTCAGTTTAGAGGAACCAGAATACCGATGCAAGTAACCTTTCCTGAGACCGCTCAGTTTCAAAAGAGTTACAACTTTACTTATGCAGACAATAACATAGTCACCACCTCTTTATCCCTTGCAGTTGAGACCTATTTCCCTAGCTTTGACGATCATTCTACCTTCTATAAAGGTAACAGAATAGACCAATTTAACCTAAGGCAGGGACAGGCTCAGACTGGCTCAGCTCTTTCTGATTCTTGGGTAGACATTGACTTCCCTCCAAGCGAATAAATAAACATATATGGAAACTAGAATAGCAAGCTTTACGGAATATTTAGTTGAACAGGAAGTCTTTTCTGATTCAATGAAGTATCACGTGGCTAATAACTTATCCATACTTGAATCGATATATCGTCCGGGTAGTACTTCTCATCTAGACCTTTTGTGTGAAGCTAGGCTTGCATTTGATTCTGGAAAGCTAAGGTTTTCAGGAATAGATCACAAGCTACTTAATGAGACTGATCTTGGAAGAGTCGGTTACTATCGAGGAAAAAAGGTTGCCCTAGACCTTCCGATTGAAGAGCTAGAACTAAACGAAGAAAAGACTCCTCGTCTAAACTATCCTAAGCGCGGAGGAGGAACTAAGAAGTATCACGTTTACGTTAGAAATCCCAAGACGGGTCGAATAATGAAGATTGCGTTTGGGGACGTTAAGGGCGGACTAACTGCTAAGGTCTCAAACCCTAAAGCTAGAAAGTCATTTGCGGCTAGACATAATTGTGCAGATAAAAAGGACAGGACCAAGGCTGGTTACTGGGCATGTAGAATAAACAGATATGCTCACCTTTGGGGCGGTAAAACTTATCCTGGATATTGGTGATGATTTATCAAGACCTTGAAATAGAAGAAGACACTGTGATTCGAACGTTTGACGAATCCATTGATCCAATTGAGTTGAAGTGGCATAGGGATGATGAGAGTAGAACGATAGTATCGATAAGTCCTAGCGATTGGAAAATACAATTGGAAAATAGGTTACCCATGGACATCACCACTCCGATATTCATTGAAAGAGGAGAATGGCACAGGTTAATCAAAGGAACTGGGAAACTAGTGGTAAAAATAATAAAGAGCTATGAATAAAGCAAACAAGTCATTTACTGATTTTGCAGAGACCAGAAAGGCAGGAGCCCAAAAGATAGTCGACACTGCTAAAGAAAAAGGCGGCCTAGCTCTTCTTACGTGGCACCACTTTAAGGTTAAGCTTCCATACTACAGGAAGGCAGAAGCTGGAAAGTTCGATCTTCGTGAAGCTGAGAAAGAGTTCAAGGAAACTTACAAAAAGATCTCATCTTCAATGTCTCAAATAGATTTCCAAACCGAGGTCGGTCGACTTGAGGTTCTTGGAGAGCTAATAATCAAAGAAAAAACAAACGGTTCACGCAAGATCAAAGAGTCTAAGGTTTTGAACTATGATGACTTTTTAACTGAAAGCAGACTTAGTGTAGGACGAATGAATGAGAACTATGAAAACTCATTATATTCAGACATTATGGATCTTATTCATAATTCTAATTCAAGTCATGAGGAAACTATTGATGTTTTAAATTCCATTGTTGATGAAATGTCATCTTCAAGAAGAATGAGAAAAGATGCGGAAGATAGATTTCGTAACCGACTTTAAATTTATATCCAAAAACACGTACAAAAAATGAAAAACCTATTAAAGTACAACCAGTTTTTAATCTTAGAACAAGGAACAGAGTCGTGTCCAATAGCTACTCAAAATCTTGAGTTAAACACTCAAAATAGAAATAAGTCAATTGAAGCAGAATACATTCAATACGGTCCATTAAACTTGAACGATGAAGACTATTGGGCAAGATACGCCGAGAAGTGGAAAACTGCTCCAGATGTCGCAAAGCAATCTAATTGTGGAAACTGTGTAGCCTTTGATATTTCACCAAGAATGGATGAGTGTATGCCAGGAGAAGTTTCCGATCCTGATGGAAGACTGGGTTACTGTTGGATGCACCACTTTAAGTGTCACTCTGCTCGTACTTGTTATACTTGGGCAGCAGGCGGACCGATCACAGAAGACTCGGTATCCGCTGATTGGCAGTCTAAGAACGAGCAAAAAGTAGAAGAAAAACGTAAGACTAAAAACTCACCAGACTGGCATGATTCGGATGCACCTGACGCTAAAGGAAAGTTTAAAAACCTTGGAGTAAGGGCTCTTGCTGCATGGTTGATCAGAACTAGAGGCGGAGACATGCGTAAGATCACAGGAAGCCTAAACCAACAGATAGTCTTTAACCGAAATGACAATCCTAGTTATGCTAAGAAGATGGAAAGCGTTCGTGAAGAAGTAAAGCGACAGCTAGCTAAAAGAAAAAAATAAAAAGAGA